CAAACACGGTCAAAGTCTGAAAGACCAAAAGTGTGGGTTCCTCCATCTTCTCTAGATGCACCCCCTGCACCTGATGGATTCAGGTATAGATGGATAAGAGCTGAAGTCGTAGGATTTCAAGATACGAAAAATATAACTGGACGATTAAGAGAAGGTTATGAATTAGTTCGTGCCGAAGAAATTGAAAACGCAAGTGACTATCCAGTCGTCGAAGACGGAAAATACAAGGGAGTGATTGGGGTTGGTGGCCTTCTTCTTGCGAAGGTACCTGAAGAGATCGCTAGGCAAAGATCGGAATACATGACTAACCGTCATCAAGAACGAGACGAAGCTGTAGCGAACGATTTATTAAAGGAGCAAGACCAGAGGATGCCTATCAATGTTGACAGGCAGTCTCGTGTAACCTTCGGTGGTACAAAGAAATAATTTTATTTCTCGGGATAACAACCAATTCCCTATCATCGATTTTAAATAACAACTGTTGAAATAGGAGACAACAACTATGGCTAATAGAAACACACAAGGTTTCGGTCTAGTACCAGCAGGAACTCTTGCAGGCGTAAGCGTGCAGAGCCAAGGTAAGTACTTTATCGATGCCGGACATAGCACAACTATTTACAATGGCGAAGCGTTAAAATCTGCTTCAGGTTATGTGATTGGCGGACAAGGTTCTGCTGCTCCAGTATTAGGTGTCTTAAATGGTATCTTTTACAATGCGGCTGACACTTTAAAGCCAACGTTTGCTAATTTTTACAAAGCAACAATCACACCTGCAAACAGTGAAGACATAACTGCCTTTGTATTAGACAACCCTCTCCAGCAGTACGTAGTTGGTTTAGACGCTGCTAGAACACAAGCACAGTTCTTAGAAACTTATGATATGAATGCATCAGCAGGTAGTGATACTACTGGTAAATCATCATCAACTTTGGACTCAAGTGTTACTGGTGCGGATGATAAACAATTTAGATTACTTAGATCTGCAGAAGATCCTGAAAATGAGGATATTACTGCAGCTAATTTTTCTGCTGTTGTTTGCATCAACTTAATCGAGCTACAATCATAATAGGAGTATATAGACTATGGCAATATCAAGATCACAACTAGTTAAAGAACTAGAGCCGGGCCTAAATGCACTATTTGGGCTGGAATATAAAAGGTATGAAAATCAGCATGCTGAGATTTATACTGCAGAGTCATCTGACAGAGCTTTCGAAGAGGAAGTAATGTTATCTGGCTTTGGAAACGCACAGGTGAAAGGTGAAGGATCTGGTGTATCATTTGATGAAGCACAAGAAACCTTCTCAGCTAGATATACTCACGAGACAGTAGCTTTAGCATTCGCGATTACTGAAGAAGCAATCGAGGATAACTTGTATGACAGACTTGCGTCTAGATATACAAAAGCTTTAGCAAGATCTATGAGTAATGCTAAACAAGTAAAAGCGGTTGACCCACTTATCAACGGATTTGGAACATTCAAATCTGGTGATGGCGTCGCTTTATTTAGCACATCTCACCCTACAGTAGCAGGTACTTTCAAAAATACTTTGTCTACTCAAGCAGACCTTAACGAAACTTCGTTAGAACAATCAATGATTGACATTGGTAAAATGACTGACGAAAGAGGTCTAAGAGTTGCAGCAAGAGGATTGAAAATGATCATTCCTTCTGAGCTTCAGTTTACAGCTGAGAGATTGATGAAATCTCAAGGTAGAACTGGAACAGCTGACAACGATATAAATGCAATCGTATCTATGGGTATGGTTCCTCAAGGTTATAGAGTGAACAATTACCTAACAGATACAGATGCGTTCTATATCTTGACAGACGTACCAAACGGTATGAAAATGTTCAATAGAGCTCCATTGACAACTGCAATGGAAGGTGATTTCGACACTGGCAATGTAAGATACAAAGCTAGAGAAAGATACTCATTTGGTGTATCTGACCCTAG